ATTTAATCCTGTTCCACGAAGTGCTATTTCTGTAGGATCTGTTTGTGGTCCTGTAGCTGCAATAGATGCTTCAGCAACCTGTGCTGCAATTTCTGCATCATATCCAAGCTCCAATAGAATCTGCTCTAGTGGCATACCTACAGACTTCTTGCGAACTGCGATATCCCAACTATCTACTGAGTCTACTGTTTCAGCGCTCTTCCAAATGATTTCAACATCTGCCTGAATTCCTTCTACTCTAGCCATGAATTTAAATAGATCTCTCCATGTTGAGCCAAAAGCTAACTGGCGATTAAGAACCTTCTTTGTAAGAGGTGCTTCAGATACACGAAGTGCTTCACCTGAAGGAATATAGCTTCCTTTTGCAAAGTAATGTGTTGGTGTTGATGTAATAGCTGCCATTGCGTTTACAAATTCAAGAACTGGCTTTGTAAATGTGTCTGGGTCTGCCGCTGCAAACTGACCAACCGATGCAACTCCCTGTAGATACCAAAGTTGTCCTGGGCCATTCTGCAATGATCCTAAATTCTCTCTTGCTGTATCGTCTTGAGAAAAGTCTTCAAACTCAGAGGCATTGCCACCGTTTGATAGCGCATAACGCTGTGGTGCACCCTGATAATCAACTGTATACATATGTGTTGAGATCAATTTATTAATTGCATCCTGTGGACCATATGCATCAGCATGTTCAGGTCTTCCAAAAGGCTTATTTGTGCGGAAATGGAATACTGGAATCTCTCCCCATGGATTTGGAATAACTTCTGTTAAAGCAAAGTCTGGAGCGTGAGTAATAACTTCTAGATCTCCCATTGACTCATATTTTTCAATACGGTCTGGATAATACATGTTTAATCTAATAATCTTCTTATCAGATTGAGTTACCTGCCACATTTTAGCTGCATATGACTTAACTCTTGGGTTTTCCTCGTCATAAACAATTGTTGTGTGTAGCGGTGAGTTGTAATCAATAGCCAATTGGCCATTCATGTCTGGCCAAACGATTGCATAGCAATCTCCATAGACCAAAGCCTTACGGTGAATCTCATTCATATCAATTTTTAGATCTGTTTGTTCCCAGATCTGATTTATGTATGCATCTGCCGATGGTGATGTTGTTTGAACTTGAGCAATCTCAAGTCTATTTAGAACAGAGTCAACGACTGTCTTAGAAAAATTGAATCTAAAGTCGCTTCCCTCATATCTAAACATTCTAAACCAGCGCTGATTTGCAAATACTTCTTTATTTGTTCCATCATAATAGGCATCAGCACGGTGGTATTCTTCTGTTTTAGCCGTAATGGCTTCAAAAGCGTTTTTAATATCTGACATTTTATCTCCTTAAGTAATTTAATTGTCTTGCAAGCACTTTTGGTGCTTTGTTATCTAGGAAATACAGGATTCCTGAGACTACCGCATCAAGAACGTCATCATGTGAGACCTTTGGAAAGGACCACATCTGTTCTTCCAAAACAGGGAAATGAGCGGTATGTCTTACTTTTCCTTGCTGATAGTAATTCAAAGCTTTTCCTGCACGGACTTGCTTTGAAACAGATTGCCTAATTGATCTATATTTGACTGGTATATTCTTAAATACATCCTGCCATAGATCACCGCCTTGGTTTGTTTCGACATATATGACTCCTGGTTCATATAAGTCTACAAGACTTTGTATTCTTTCAGATAATTCTGATGGAGATACTTTCAGCTGAAAAGCATCTCTCACATAGACTTTATCCTCTACTCTGGACAACACGGCAATCCCTGTGTAGTCAGAAACTTTATTTTTAGTAACGGCTGGGTCAATAGATATAATTGTATTGCCATACTCTTCTATATCTTCGATAATTACATCCTCAAATGTCCAGAAATTACCGTCAAGGTTAACTGGCTTATTCATATAGTTCTTAGCAAAGTCACGAAGGTGTCTTTGGCTTTGCAACCAGTCTATAGACCACTTCTCAGGCCATACAGAGCGTTCTAAGCCATCATCTGAGGTCATAATGGCTGGGAAGTAGTGAACACGTACATTCTGGTCTGTAATCCATTGTAGTTCATTTCCACGTTGTCCTTCACCATATTTACGAAACTCATCCATCATAGAATTAGGCATAGTAGTGGTACCCACAATAATCATGCGGGCATAGATATTCATTGGGGCAATGTCGTCAAATACTGTTCGTCTTTGCTGTCCTGCCTGGTATTCGGAATAATTTTTCTCACCCTTTTCAATATCATCAAGAATAATGAGATCAGGGCGTTGACCAAAGACTTTCTTACCAAGCGAGTTAGTATCAATACCGTTAGCGTCGAATATAAAATCATTTGCCTGAATAATACGCCAAGCATTTGCTGCAAGGGAACGCCCAGTGCTTCCGACAATTTTAGGTGTGCATAGTTCTGGGAAATCTTGCTTAAGATACTCATTGGTCTCCAATTCATTCTTAAAGGTAAGTAAGTGCGTCTCAGCCTGAGAAGCAGCATCTGAGAAGGCAGCTACGAATTTAATATGACCATGGGCGGCGGCCCACATAGGTAGAATTAAAAAGATCCATGTGGACTTGCCACATTCTCTAGGTGCAATAAAAGCATCTCTATTCTCTTTAGGAGAGGTTGGCTTATTGATCCAAGTCTTTCCATATTCAGCAAGTGCCCAGTGAAATTCCGAAAGTGTAAGAACATCTTCGCTATTTCTTAAATGGTGTGGCAAATAGGTCAATGCAAACAACATAGGATCATATTTAGTAAGTTCTCTACGTCCCTCAGAAATAGATAGCAACATAGGGTCTATGTCATCTAGATACTCTGCAATTGTTGTCATGTGCTCCTTTTCCCCTTTATATATATTTTACTATAGAAATTTATCTAGAGTAGCAAAAATTATATTTATTTAAATATACTATGATTGGGTGGTCTCTATATGAGACATAGGTATCTTAAGAGAATGTTTAATAGATTCATTTCTCATCTTGGCTTCATTAAGCATATCTACGATTGCTAAATCAGAGCCATCCTTAGATCTATTCTCATTGATATTAGTAGACTTACCTTCAATTAGATTGATTGTCTGTATAGCTTTATGCAAGGCATTTGATAGTTTAGATATATCATCTGATACAAGGTTATCCTCATATAGGGCTTCTACTGTTCTATCTATTACTGCCTGTGCCGCCAATACTTTCTCTTTATCTGTATAGAATATGTCTAATTGTTTAGCCATAACAGCAAGGCTATTTGCAGTAGGTGTATCTATATTCCTTTGTACAAAGAACTTCTTAGCTGTATGATATGACTTAGGATATCCTAATGATCTCATTGCAGGACCTATTCCCATTTCCCCCGCTATTTCTATAAATTCTGTTATCTGTTCATCCGTATATGTTGGATATGGCATATTTTCTCCTTTGTGTCAATGGTCTCATATGGAGACACATTGTCTATATGTCGACAAATCGCCATGTATATATGTCAATTTGCCCTTATTTCGCATTACGAGACACATGTCTGCAAGGCTCCCTATAGTAATAATAAAATATCTACTTTGTTTCATGTGAAACATTCTTCTTTGCTTTCTTCTTTAATGCTTTATTGGTCTTATATCCTGATGCTGGATATTCTCTTCTTATACCGTGTTTATTGGTATCTATGATCATTTTAGGTTTCCAAGCTTCTGTCATAGCATCTTTCCTTCATATATCTGATCAAGGAAGTCTTTTAGGTTTCCGTTCACATTAAAGCCAAATGTATATTGTTGGGTCTCTATGTCATCGTATAGTTCTATGGTCATACTCAATGTGCCTGAAGTACTGTAATGAAGCTCCTTAGCGTATGGATATAGCTTTACTCCACCGCCGTCGTATTCACTTAGATTATCTCTGATATCCACTAGTTATTACATCCCTGCATTATGTACTAATTATACCCTGTATCCTAATGAAAGAATCCCCCAAGGCTTGGCGTGGGACGCTACGATGGGGGACTCTCTACCTTATAGGGGAGGTGAAACACAAATGACACAAAATGTGTTCACAAGATAATTATACTATTTGTTATGTATAAGGTCAACGGGAATGTACCCGAAGAGTAGGCCAATTCCATCTCTTATCATTTTTTATTTGTCTATGAGCAAAGTCTTCAAGATACTTGTCTATTGCTATATCTAATTCTTCTGGCGTCATGGCTATTACCTGATCCATAGTATAAGTAGTCCAGAAGCTTTTAATCATTCTTGGTTCTTTGCCCGCAAAACCTCTTAGTTCTACTGGCTTTGTTTTATATGGAGCTCTCTTGCCACCCTTAGTTACTCGCATTTAGCTGTTTCTCCCTATGGCGTTTTAAAGCCTTCTTGTTGTCTATACGGTGGCATGGCAAGCATAGGTAATGTTTCTTATCAGGGCTTACTGAACGCTTCCCAAACTGGCTTATAGGCTTTTCTAGATGGCAATGCTGGCAGACCTTAGACTGCGGTACATCTATTGCTGGAGATTCTTTTCTATCCTGTCTCCATTGTTTATAATATTGTTTATAGCAAGGAATGCACATTGATTGTCTGCCGTCCTTGGCTTTGTTGAATATGTAATATTCAATTATAGGCTTTTCTTGAAAGCAATTACTGCATTTCTTCACGTCGTTTGTTCCAATCACCAAATGCTTTAGTCTTTAATCTGTGGCAATTTGCACACAATGTCTGTAAGTTTGAAGGATCATTATTAGATCTATTTGCATCGATATGGTCTACGTCTAATTGTACAGTATCTTCTGGCACAAATCCACATCTTTCACAATGATCTTTCTTCAGTCTCTTGCCCTTCATATGGCATGTATAGCAAGTAGTTCTGTATCTATTATTACCTTTGGAACATACTAAATTACCACAAAGGCATTTAGGTCTTGATGTTTCATTAGCTTTTATCAGGTCCGTCAATCCATCCGATATTTTCACCATTATTCTCCCCCAATATTTTCAAGCTCTTGATGAAGTCCTGTGACTCCCTCGCTACTTGAATTATGTCGTCCAAGTGTTGAATTGCTTCTTCTAGATTCTTTATTGCGTCCTGCAGCGGCGTGGCGGCGTGTATATCTTTCTTCATTATCAAAGACCTTCCAATATTCTCCTTGGATAACATTATTATTTAATCCAAGAGATGCGTTAGCATCTTCTTCATAGTTAACTTCATAGTTATATTCATAGTTAGTTCTTCCCTCTGAGACCCCCAACGTATCAATATGAGACTGGGCAGGTATCACAGGGAGATATAGGTTAGAATCATTGAATCTGCGAGTAGAGTTTAAGAACCCTGCATCGATCAATTCATTCTTGGCTCTATAGATTGTAGCCCTAGATAGGCTAGTTCTTTGTACAAGTGTTGCTATTGATGGAAATGAGGCCATTGCCTTTTTCCAGTTGTAATGATAAGATATAGCCAAAGCTGTTAATTTAGCATTGGCCGTTAGATCAGAAGCCAGGATGGCCTCATGATATTCATGACTATACATAGTACCCCCTTAAGGTATAGTCCTATTATACAGGGGGAAAATTATAATGTCAAACTATTTTTTAGCCAAAAGGGTAGTTATTAGGGTATCTAATTTCTTGTCTATATGGTCTTGACGCTCAGAAAGCTTATCTATCTTATCTTTCATTGATGAGCCTGAATTAGGTATAAGTTCTTTTAGGTATACCTTTACTAGTCTACGGACTCTTATTTCCGCCCCAGTTATTAAGCCTAAAATTATTACTGCAATCTGTAATTCTGTCATGGCAAACGCTTACCATTTCTTGCTGCTGCTGCTCTATAAGATGAGGTAACAATAGATCTTCTCGCAGTTCCTCCAGGATTTGAAGCTAAAAATTTTGATGCTGCTGCTGCGCTTCTAGCAGTTGCTCCTGCAGTTGTGTTCCAATTAGCTCCAAAGTTTCTTGCTGCTCTTGCTGTATAAGAAGAGAATGCGCTTTCCATGGTGGAGAACCTTCTTGATCCTCCCATGCCGTAGCCACCAAATAATTTTTCTCCAACTCCATCATTTCTATAAGCTCTATCCCAAGCTTCAACAAGTTCTATTGCACATTCTTCAGTTATTTCACTTATTGCATTATAGTAATCGTCCCCAAGTCCGTTTTTAACAGAAGATATAAAAGCTTCTGGATTGTAACTAGAACTAACAGATCTACAGAATTGTTTTGCTTCTTTGCCAAAATAGTCATCTCCAAGCAAAGTTTCTTGCCCAGAGTTTCCAGCTTTGTCTTTTTGAGAATCAATTACTTCAGTGTAATATTCTTCCCACATTCCCTCATCAAGCGATCCGCCAGACATTTTTCTTGCATCGCTAAAAGCATCAAATAAGCTATCATATCCATCACGTCCACCGCCACGCCTAGAAGATCTCCTATTAAGACTTTTTGATCCAAATAATGTTCTTCCGAGGTATCTCATACCTCCCATTCTTCTGCCCATTATGTATTACCTGTCAAAATTTTTGCTTTGTATTTATATCCTTCTACTAAACCAACCGCATTTACTACTGGTTGTGTTTGTGTAATTATCCAAATTGCTTCTGGATATAATTCATTTTGATTTCTATCTTTTAGCTCTAACAAGTATGCATCTTTTTGAAATTTAATATCAGCTAAGATATTTAAGTCACCGATAAAGCTTGTAGAAATTGCTACTGGAACAGTTGTAGTTGCAATATCGTAAACCTTTTGAGTTACCGAGCCATCAGCAGAAGTAACTTCTCTGTAGCCTTGTACTTCTACTGTGTAATTTCTATTTTTAACGGTGTTAAAAAGCATTTTAGTTATTTCTCCATCTTGATCTGTTTCCGTTTTCATCAAGGAACGCAGGCCAGCTAAATATTTTTCCAGTCTTAAAACTCTTAGAATTATTCCAGCTTAAAGACTTGGCTGCAAATACTGCCAATGGAGCAATAAATGGTGAAAGCATTCTAACGTCAAAATTGATGAGGGCATCTGTTTGGCCTTGGCTTGTTAAAGCTGCTTGCTTAAATACAACGTCCTCATTCTCAATCATATAAGCAGTTTGATAGGAAGTCATCTTGTCTAGCAATAGCAAGTCAGATGGATTATCTACATCTACCTCATCCTTGCCTACAAATATCTCTATAATGCCTTGTGCTCTTTTAATTAGGTCAAGGTTAACATCATAGCCTGTGTATTCTTTTACGCTATTAATTGTGCTAAACATTATCTAGCCACCCTTCCAAATTCACGAACACGCAAAGTATGCGTAGTTGTGTAGTCCAATTTACCTGAGCCAATTAGCTCAAGCTGTAATATGTAATCTCCCTTTTTAACAAAAAGAGACCTGTCTGTTGGGAAAATAAATCTTATCTGCCCGAATTGCTTTGCGTTGCTATCTACAGAAGAGCCTGTCAAAGGCACCTCTTTGTTGTCAGTATCAAGCATCTTTACATTAATAGTTGTGTACCCAGAGAGATTAAAATCTGAACCGTCCTGGTTTTTAACTAAAATGGAAAGAGGCCTTGCTGGTATCTGACCAATCCAGTATTGACTAATCATTTTATAATATCCTCTCTTAGATATAGTATTGGATCTTCGTGTAATACATAGACAACTACCTGATCCTGAGCAGTTGTTCTAATGACTGATTGATCTCTAAATGCTGCAGATGCTGTCATTGGCTCTGCAGAAACTTTCTTTACTGGTTGGACAATATTAGCTGATGCTTCTAATGGTAGAGAAATGATATTTCTATCTGTTCCAGCAAATCCTACAGCTGGCACCTTAATTGCATTTGCAAGCATAGGTTGAACAGTAATATTGTTTTGTTTATCTCCTACAACTACTGGCTGAACCATTGTAGCAGAAGCTGGCATTGCTGTATGTGTTTGAGTTTGTGCAACAGTTTCAACTCTGTCAGAAATCCATCTGAAGCCACGAGTAGTCATTGATATAACATCAAAGAACAATTGTCTAAATTGTTTTGAATAAGTAAACAAGAACCATTGCTGGTTAAATGATACTGGCGCTGAAGAAGTTATTCCAGATCTACTTGTTTTTCTAACAGTTCCTTTTCTTGCATTCTCTCCACCAAAATCTGATCTTCCAGGGTCTCCAGCCTCAATTTCTCTAGACTGAGAGAGCAAATACATTCCATTTGAAGCCCAAGCTGAAAGATCATTATATTCTGCCTGAGTTATAGTTCCTTGATTTAATCTAGTTTCAAGGTTATTAATGCTAGAGATAAGATCATTTCTTTCTTGTAAAGTAATGGTTCCATCAAAATATGCTGCTTCTATCCATTCAGTGTGAATGGCATCTATAGAAGCTTCTTCAAATGCATTTGAAATTGGTTCTGTAAAGTTTACCCAAATCTTGCCGCCTACCTGCCTGCCGTTAAGAACGTCACCAGGCTTAATTGCAATAGAAGTCACATGGTCTTTGTAAGGATTATCTACAAGATCTAGTCCACGACGGTATTGATTTGCAAAAGCTGTTATTGGAGTTCCAGCTAAAACGTTATTAATTGGAGTTGCTGCAACTAATTGGCCAAAATATGTGTTATATTTAAAATCAGTTGTAGATAAAAAGAATTCATCTCCAACGGCTAGACCATTTGGCTTTAATTCATAGTCACTAAATATTCTATCGCTTCCACCAAAATCTATAGTGTCGTCATTTGACCAATATGCCATCTTAGTTCTAACAACGGATCTCCAGTCAGTAAGTCCTGGAAGAGTATTTAAAACTCTAATCCTATTATTTCTATGAGCATCCCACCAAAGATTTGCTGTATTTCCTGTGTTAATTGGAAGGCCCTTGGCCGCATTTGGAACAACTGTTGGGCTATATGGATCGCTTTGATATCCAGTTGTATCGTTTAAGTCTGGAACCAATTCAATTCTATCTACAATCTTAAGGTCAAGAGCTAGCTGAGGATTGTTTACCATCAAAGAAATTCCTGTATCAACAGCTGCTCTCAAACTCTTGATAAATTCTTCAAAAATAACTGTTTCTCTAATATTAAAGTATGTGTCAACAATTTCATTCTTAGAAAAAGATTCTTGTTCTCTGCTTTGATCTGGATAATTTTTAAAGAATATAGCATCAAATTGCGACAGATCGATATCATTTACAAGATCAATATATCTACGGGTATCATCTTTTTCTTTTCTAAAGAAGCCTGCACGATTTACCTTAAACTGTAGACGAGGACCATCAAATGGACCAACAGCTCCGCCCACATCATTTAATGCAATCAACCCTGCGCCACCGTATGCTTCTTCTTTTACAAGATCTGATACGTAGTATCCATTAATATCTACTGGGAATACGTCCCATCCATAATATTGTTGAGGTGGTTGCTTAACATAATCTATTGTGTCAAGTTCTTGATCAAACATAGGGAAGTCTGGAAAGCTGGAGCTTTCTCTTCCTGTATCAAATGTTCTAGTTATTAAGTTTTTGTTCTGTCCAGTATTTGATGGCCACCAGTAAAGCATAAGGGCTCTCTTTCTATTTCCTTTGCCTTTGTTATTTGGTGTTGCAGTCAAACTTGCAGTCATAGGTTCTGCAAGGATTGGGGCATACTTTATGTAATTAAAATAATGTAGTTTAGTATCTCTTTCAGATATAAAAGATGGCGCATCTAAAGATGTTGCAGATGTATAGAAATCAGGGGCATACGTTGCATTTTCTAGATTAGAGCCAAAGTAATCTGGTTCATAGAGTCTTGCACCAAATCTTTGAATGTCTAAGGCTCCATCAATCCATACCTGGTAACGCCCTTGCTGCTCTCCGTCATCTGTACTTCCCTGTACATATTGAATTATTACATGGTGCCATTCACCATCGTCAATTCTCTTGTATCCAGTAATTCCATGTATGGTTGTTCCAGAAACAACTGTGTCTCCATAACGTTGCTTTGGGTGAACTATTCTATAATCATCGTTATATAAAAATGTATTTATTTTGCCATCAACAAGGTTGTAAAGATTTCTTATACGCTGTGGGCCATATTGAGAACTCCATTCTCCATAAGAAAGAACTTGATCCGCCTTTGTTGTTTTAATGCTAAATTCTAAAGAAAAATCAGATCTTGCATGGAAAAGAGGACGGGCCATTCGAATTCCAATATTTTGTAATCTAACAGCCTTTCTTCCGTATGCGTCAAAATATCCTACAGAAAGTCTAGATTCATTTTCTGGAATAGAGTAATCTGTTATAACATCTGCTACTCCACCTGGTAAACCTTCATCTGCTACGCTACCGTTTGTTATAATTGTTTGCGTTAAGTTATTAAATAACTGCCTTAGTGTGCGAACCGTTAGGCCGTTAACAATAACATTAGTGTTTGGTGTAGATTGTGTAATATCTGTGTTTTGATCTTCATATAATTTTAAGAATGCAGAATTATAGCCAAATGGGTGGCCCACAGCTTTAATAGAATGTTGTGCATATAATGCAGCAAACCACTCGTCACCGAATAAGTTTGTATAAGCAGGAGGGTTTGGAGACATTGCATTTGCTGTCATAGGAGAGGCTAATACTGCTCCAAGCAATTGGGCATTTACGACTGGGTCTACAAATAATGTTGAGGCAGTTGTTGTCATAGCCGCTACAGATCTTGAAAGAATAAGACCTGGCATTACAAATTCTGCAGATGCATTCATGTGGTCTGCAGAGTTATTTTCACCAATATCAAATTGTGGCATATGCAATTCTGCTGAGGCAGTCGCAGCAACTGCGGCATATGTAATAGTTCCGAATGCAAATACTGTTGGGTTTGATATATCTGCATGAGCTGTGGCAAAGGTGTGTGGGAATTCAACAGTTCTACTAAATGTAGGCTGAACTGCTAATCCTGAAGCGGTAGATGGGTCAGCATTAAATCCGATGCTTAGTCCAACTTCTGGCGTTACAGATTCTGCGCTTGCTGTAGATGGATCTACGGATAGGTTTACATATTTTTGTGTATCAATTACTGCATCTGTGGCAAGAGCTGAGGCAGTCATTGGATCTGCATTTACATTTTTATTTATAAGTCCTGAAGATAAAATATACAATAAATGATTATTTAAATTAGAGCCGCTAAATACCGTTTCGTCCCAGCCACTATAAGATGTTCCATCGTTAAAAGACTCAACAAGAACTCCGTTTGCGTATGCTTGTGAATCAGCAAAAGCTGGTGTAAGATCTAGATAGAAATTGCTATTTCCATCAGTTGAGTCGTCAAGCAACCTTGTAGTATATAACAATGTTTTATTTATCTCGCTAAAGGTTATATTGGTTGGGTTGGCAATTTCGGTTGTTACTTTGTAAACATTAAATCTATTATTAGGAGCAATATCGTTAGTTGATGAAGCAGATACATGTGCTGAATCAAACTTAACTTTAATTATTTTATTTATCTCTGGCAAACCACTGTTTGGAATAATCAATAATATTTTTTGATTAGTAGTAATTGTAGAACCAGTTTTATAACGACCAATTGAAAACCCGCCATTGGCATTAGTATTAGCTGCAGTGTCTGTTACTAATTCACGCAAAGTTAGGCTATATGAAGTATCTTGTCCTGTACCTCCACCATAAAAATTAGATGAAAGCAAAGCAGAAGCTGTTGCTGGATCTGCAGAATAGTTTACAGATCTAGTTGTAGAAACAGTTGAATCTGGAGAAGTTGCAGATGCTGTAAAAGGATCTGCAGAATAATCTGCATTTTTTGTAATTGTAATTGTAGGGTCTACGGCTAAAGCGCTAGCAGTTGATACTCCACCGCCATCTACATTTATGCCAATAGAAAGGGCTGGTTGAACTAATGTGGCAGTGTTTGCAATTAAAGGGTCCGCAGATTGGGTAGTGTTTATTACAGTTGTTGTTGTAACTGTTGCATTAGGAGATGTTGCGCTTGCTGTTGCTCCAGTAGTATTTGTATAATTTATGCTTACCGCAGGATTTCCAGCGTTATAATTTCCAGAAACTTGAGATGAGGTTAATTCATAGTTATAAATTAAAACTTCATCAAGATCTCCTCGATATGATTCAGTACTAGCACCACCTCTAGAGTGGCCAATTTTTAAAGTTGAATATCTATCAAAAATTGTGTAAAGATTGCTTCCTGGACTAGTTGTGTTATCGCTGCCTTGCTGAACTCCGTTAATATATAAACGTTTTCTATGACTGTTTGCACTGCCACCGTAAGTAAATACTGCATGTTTCCAACTACCATCGTTAACAGTATTTGTTGATACAATTGCGGGAGAAGCTGAGTTTCCAGAAAACTGCACAATAAGTTTTCCAGCATCAGTTAGTCCAGTTCTAGGAATACGAACATCAATATATGCAGTTGCTGCTGATGCTTCAAAATTTAATATACCAAACTGATCGCTATCACCTTGACTAATGTTTGAAATTCTAAACCAAAATTCTAATGTCCATGCTGAGCTAAAAATTGCTGCGCTGTCATTACCGCTTGTTGGTTTAAAGGCGAAATTTCTTCTTCCAGTTGAAGAATTACTACCGTTTGGAAATTCCCAATAATTATTAGATATGCCATTTGCTCTTGCAATACAGCCAGATGTTGAACCATTAGCAGTAACTGAAACCCATGCACCAAAGTCACCAGAGTTTGACTCTGTTGTTGGTGAAGAATTTGCTGAAGTACCGTCTAGCTTAATCCACCATTTAGGCTGAGTTAAGGTTGCAATCCTGTCTGTCCATGCTGTCATAATAAAAAAAGGCTACGGTTATACCGCAGCCTTCAATCCTCCTATAGAAAAGTGTGGTGTGATTGAAGAAATACTATTTCCGCCTATTGATAAAACTGGAGCAAGGGAGAAGCGAGATACAGTTGGAGCGATAATGACAACATTTGAGACGAGCTCAACAACTGTCTTTGACTCCACCATTACAGCGCCTGCTGTTAGTGGTCCCGCTTCTACCCTTACGTCCATTGGATTACCTTACGCTACTGTAATGCGGACAATACCTGTCGCATCCCATGTAATTGTAAAGTTACCGTTGGTTGAAGACTGATCTGAAGAAAAGTCTACATATCCAATTAATGCTTTTGATCCTGCTGTTGCGCCTGAGTCATTGTAGACTACTGCGTAACGAGCAGTGATTGTTGAAGAAGACCATGTAACGTCTGCTGCATCAAGAACAATTACGTTAGTTCCTGAATCGTATGTTACTGTCTTGCTTCCAAGTGTCTGTCCACCAGCTGTGTAGCCAGTTCCAGATACTTCATTTGCAGATACATCATCGAAATAATCGTGAGTATCTTGGTTAGGTGTGTAAGAAGATGTTAGAAGAGCTACCTTAATGGTATCTGAATCCCAATCGATCTCCTTATTGAGGGACTTTGCTAGGAATTGTCCGTATAGTTTGCTTGGCATGTTTTATATCCCCCTTATGATGCGGTCTTCTCAACGATTGCGAATGCTGACGCATCGGCAACTGCGAAGGCACGACGAATACGTGTCTTAAGAAGAACCCCATCCTTTGTAAATTCTGCATCACGAGATACAACTGATTCAATTCCACCACGTACGCCGTTAATAAGCATGTTGCGGTTTCCTACTACTAGGAATGGATTTCCTGAAGGAGCATCTGTTGCTGCTGCTGCTGTAGCTGCACCATAAGATACAACTAGTGGGTATCCAAGAAGATTTCCTGGTGTTCCATCTAGTGGATTAGGTAGTACGTACTCATTGTTTGCACCAATCATGTTACGGATATGTCCGAGCATTTTTGGGTGAGCCATGAATACAGTATTAGCTGCATCAAACTTGCTTGAAGCTTCTACAAGACCAAGAGCATTTGAAATGTCTTCGAATGTTAGAGCGCCAGCAGTTTGGATCTTATTGCTTGCTGAGTTATATTGTGTTACTGCGTAGTATAGAGAGTTGAATGGCTGTCCGTCGTCGCCATCGCCTACGGCTGTTACGCCAAGACAAGCATTGTCGAACTTGCGAGCCCAACGTGAGGCCCATTCTCTCTTTGATGCTGTTAAAACATCTACGAGGTTATCATTTAGATCTTCCTCTGATACGTGCATAATTTGTGCGTACTTACGTGCTGTTAATACGATTTCATCCAAAGTTGCTGATGCTTCTGGGATTGTTCCACCCTCAGCGACAACTTGTGGAGCATCTGTAACAAAACGAGGTACAGTTTTTGTACGAGATGCCATGGTTTCACGACGAGCAAAGCGTTCGATTGCTGAATTAGCAATAAGGTCTTGAATGACCGCAGAACCCTGCTCTTCGAGAATATAACCATTGGCTTCGGTAAAGTCTGTTCTTGCCATGTTTATTTCTCCTTATGTTATGTTATTTTGAACTATTGAAAATAGACTATCGTCCAATATATCTATGGTCGCAAGCCCAAACGTCCATCTGGAGCCTTGCATACCACAATTATACCGCAAAACAATACTATTTCCTACCCAGAACCGCCATTGCTTGACGTTCTGATGCTGAAATTTTTCTATCTACTGGTGTTGAATCGGCAGAATCTGCTTTTCCTGCAACCAATAGTTTTGCATCAAATAATTCAGGGAAATCTTCTTTAATTCCCTTAATTTGATCATCTAAACCAACTATATTTAATTCTTCATCAAATGATAGTTCATCTAGTTTAAGATACTTGAATAATCTGTCAGTATTGGCTAATTTAAGTTCAGCCAATTGCTGCATTACCTTTTCTTTTAGTAATTTGCCAGAGTATTTAGCATTTTCATTACGATACTTGTCTATTTCTATTTCAAGAGCTTCTTTCTCTTCACGAAATTGTTTAGCATCCTTTTTAGCACGATCTAAAGCGGCAAGAACCGCTGCTGGATCTTTTATTTCTGCCGATTCAGTTGACGTACCATCTAACTGAGCTTCTTCTGTCATTGTTGTCCTGTCTGTTCATCTCTTTCAGCTGCTGCTTGCTGCAGAGCTAAGTTATTTGAATTTAATCCTGTTCCACGAAGTGCTACTTCTGTAGGATCTGTTTGTGGTCCTGTAGCTGCAATAGATGCTTCAGCAACCTGTGCTGCAATTTCTGCATCATATCCAAGCTCCAATAGAATCTGCTCTAGTGGC